TTCAGTAAAAAACTTGTGTTCTTTGGTAATTGTGCTTACTTTTTGAGAAATTTTACCCTTAAGATTGTTTAGTTTTACTAACTTTTTACTAGCATCAATTAACTCTTCTTGAGATTTAGTTAGTTCCTCTACTTGCTGATTGGTCTTATCATTTTCTTCCATATAAACACCAACTTCAGAATCTAAGTTGGTGATCTTTTTCTTATTGGCATTAATATTGGCATTTCCTCTGCTTTCAAGTTCTTCAATAAACTCTCTCTGCATGGTTTCCTTTTCCTTAAGAGTTTGCTTCTTAAGTTCAAGAGATTTGATCTGTTCTTTCTGAGTTCGAATATTATCTTTGATAAGATTATTCATTGCAGAGAAAATACGGATATCCAGAAGATCCTCAATAACTTCTCTACGGTTTGCAGTGGTCAATTGCATGAAAGGCACAAAAGTACTACTACCCAAAATAACAATTTGAGTAAAAGACTTATAGTTTACCTTTAGGATACTCTCCTCTAAGATTTTTTGATTGGCACGGTCATCTGCTTCTTTATGCAGAGGTTTACCATTGACTTCGATATCAAAGACATTTGGCTTCATTCCACGCCGAACAAGATACTCTCGATTGTTGACGTTGAACTCAATCTCCACAACACAATCTTTTTCATTGGTTGTATTGAGGAGTTGAGGTTTGTTAATTTTGCGAAATGGTTTATTGAAAAGAGAAAAAGTCAGAGCATCCAAAATTGTTGACTTACCCGCACCATTCGTGCCAATAATCAAATTTGTATTCTTTTCTTGGAAGTCAACTTCCGTAAATTGGTTTCCTGTTGAAAGGAAATTTTTCCAACGAATCTTCTTGAAAGTAATCATAACAAAAAATTAAGTATCAAACAGGAGGGATTACAATATCGTTTTCAGTTATTACCGAATATTTGTAATTGTGCAACTTACATGCCTTTATGGCAAGATCTTCATCTATTTCAACAACTTCCATCTCTTTTCCATAATCTTCACTGTCTTTTAGCAGTAGAGCATATCTGACAGCATCATCTTCCTCTTCAAACATCAGGAGAACTTTTTCTCCATACCTATCATGTAAGGCATAAGCACCATCGTCTTTTTGATCTTTGAGAGTAAGCATAAACATTAATCTGCTACCTCGCACGCTTGTCTGTAAATATCCTGGAGAATACTAATTACTTTGACTTTATCTAGTTCGATTTCAGACTCTTCAACATATCTATGCAAGATTGAAATTGTATTTTCTTCTTCATTGATCTCAAAATCTTCACTCTCTTCAATACTAAAGTTTTCGACTATCTTAAGATCTTGAACTCCTGCAGAATAAAGTTTATCAATAAACCTCTCAAAGTTTTTAGGACTACTCTTTTTTCTGACTACGACTTTAACGATTTTGTTTTCATATTCAGTAGCATCAAACATTTGATGCGGAGTATCCTCATAGTAGATATTATAAAATAATTTATAAGGATTATCAATCTGAAAATGCTCTAGTGTTTCAGTATCAAAGATAGTAAAACCCCTAGGATCATTCACATCATTCCAGAACATCTCATATGGATTTCCTAGGTAGAAGATTCGTCCGTTGTCACTTCGTGTATGGTAGTGACCAGAGAAGACCTTTGAGAATTTCTCAAAGACGTTGCAATCCATACCGTCTTCCATGACGTGTCCGCGATGCGCTCTAAATCCGTTGAGCTCAAGGTGCCCCATCGCACATACGCTACTTGAAACTTTAATAGATTCGACAGTATTTTCAAAATTTTCTGCATTAATCCAGGGAATGAATAATATATTTAATCCACCAACAACTGCCTCAGATACCGTACTATAAGTTTTGATATTAGGATACGTTTGGAGTAGAAGTTCTGGCGAGTTTACGTTATTGGTATTCTTGTAGTAACAATCATGATTACCAATAATCATATGAACATTATAATCTTTCAGCGGTTCAAATACAACCCGCTTTGCCCATTCAAGACTCTGATAATCAATAGACTTTCGACTATCAAAAGCATCTCCCATATGGATAACAGTATCGATACCATTATCCTTTAAAGTGGGAAAGAAGACATTTTTGTAGAATAACTCAAAGTAGTCGTGGAGATGCTTAGATCCTTTTCGTGCGCCGTAATGAGTATCAGTAATGATTGCGACTTTCATCGATTCCTATATTGGATATTATCCTTGATCTGATTATAGTCTGATTGTGCCCCAGAAAGCAAGCTATCGTCAACCATCATAACTTCATCGTAACCAGTCTTTTCAATGATTTTAGTCTTGATGTCTAGTTGCTTCTTCTCTTTTTGAATTCTTCGTAAGAAAGCGTAATGTACGATCTGAGTGAAGTATGCGAAAGGATTCTTAGACTTCTCTGGATCAAAATTATGAATATACTGAACACAGTTTTCAACTCCGTCAGAAATCATGTCCTCTCGGAACATGTAGTTGACAAAGTTTGGTTTGTATGATAAGTGAGTTGCAATCTTAAGAAAAGACTCTCCCAGGTAATTAGTGATTGGAGGTTTGCCTGGCCAATGCTTCGACCTGTCTTCCTTAGTTGGTTCTCTACCGTTGAGTTCTTTAAAATTACGTTCGACTCTACATCTGTAAACAACTAGTGCTTCTAGAAATTCTTTGTTATTTACATAATGTTCTGATTTCTTCTTTGGCATGAGTTTCCATCTCTTTCCCAGAGGTAATAATATATGAAAATATTATATCTCAAACACATTCAATCGTCAAGACTTGACAAATATCTAAATCGTCTGTAGACTACGTTTGTTACGGTTAAAGATCAGTAATAGCTTTATATATCTGGTTTATCTTTAGTTTCAATATCTTCTTTGTACAACTTTTCTAGCATATCTCTAGCATCTTTTACCGTTGAGACATAACCCATATCTTTAGAAACCTTTACTTTACCAGAAGGTTTGTAGATATCTATTTCATCATTATTGATATAATCAACGTAAATATCAATCAATTTAGGATCTTCAGTCTCCGTCATTGTGATTACTTTATCTGGTCTGATGAAAAATATTTCATCTTCAGTTAAATCCATCCACGGTTTTACCTTAATGTAAGAACCATTATTACCATGTACCATTTTCATGGTTAGAGGACTTTGAGCAACGATTATTGGATCTCCATCGTTCTCATCAATAGCAATCAATGAAATAATTTCTTCTCCCGAAACTAATTTTAGTATGCAGTAAAATTCTTCTCCCATTAGCTTTTAAGCGGTATGTTTACTATTTCATAATTAAAGTTTTCTTCGTTATAAACTTTGATTCTTTCGATTAGATGATTAAGCGTGTAATTTTTCCTGGACTTGTAGGATATATCGTCAGCGATATCATATAGAGTTGCCTTTGTTTTATTATTGCCTTTTCGGAGTACTCTTCCAATACTTTGCAGATTTCTAATTCTGGACTTTGAAGGAGAAGCAAAAATAACATTGTGTAGGTTTTTGATGTTAATACCTGTACTGAATGTTCCATATGAAGCGACAATAATCGCGTTGTCTTCTTTTTCAGTAATCTCCCTTACTTTTTCTCGATCTTCTGTTGCCACACCACCATGGACAAAGAATACGTGACGTTGATCAACTCTACCGTTATTTATTAAATCGAATAATGGTTGTCCGTGCCCCTCAACACGGGAGAATAATATGAGCGTATTACCTTTAAGATCAAGGGCAAGGTTACGTATAAACTTGTTTCGTCTGTCATGATTGATAATGTACTGAACTTCTTCTTCAAAGTTTTCAAACTTATGTGCAGGGTGTTTCAATAGAAGCACGTTGATATCTAATTTGGCAACATGTCCCTTCTTCATCAGTTCTTCTGTTCTGATGATTTTATATGAAGGTCCAAAGAGTCCTTCTAGTACCCATTTGTGGGTTTGTGTGCCGTCAAGTGTTCCAGTAAATCCGTAACGATACTTTGCATCTGAAAGTTTTGTCATTATAGATATTAGAGACTTCGATTTGAATTGGTGTGCTTCATCTCCAACGACCACGTTAAATCTTGAAAAATATTTGCGAGGGAGTTTGTAGATGGACTGCCAGGTGGTGATAATCACTTGAGAATCGGTTTCTCTTTCTCTTCCCGCATATATTTTGTGGCAAAATGAACCTACGTCCCAGCCATAGTCTGCAAAATCTTTATACATCTGTTCTACTAGGGAAGTCGTCGGAACGACTATCAGAGTATTTTGTCCGCGCTCAACATGATATCTCACAAGCGAATATATCATCAGAGACTTTCCAGAAGCAGTTGGGGATATCAACAACCTTCTATTATGTCTTAGAGCGTCGTATACGCCCTCTACTTGGTAGTCGCGAGGGGCATACTTGCTAACAGATGTCATATAGTCCTTTACACCCTCTTTTGAGATCATTTCATTGACCTCAAAAGGAAGACCATAGAATTTATTTTCTATAAATTCGTATGTGTATTCCTGATCTTTACAAAACTGGATAACTTTATCTAACAACCCAATGTATATCTCTCCAGTTTGGGTGTTAAATAAACGAATTTTTCCATCCCAGTACTTGTTTCGGTACTGAGGCATAAACTTTGCGCCTGGTACATCAAAGGTAAACTGGTCTGCTAATTCATAGTAGACGTGTGGTTCTGCTTTTACCTGAAGATATACTTCGTTCTTTTTTGAAATAATCAAATGAGACATAA